GCGCTGTATCGGCCTCTGCTGCGTTAGAAAACGGGGTAAAGAATATAAGGGACTCGTTACCTATTCTCTCGTCATAGAGCGTTGTAGTCGTTGCATTGCCTGTTGCTAGAGTGATAAGGCCAGTGTTATTAGTCTTACCGTCCATGATCCCGCGAACAACCTCCGCAACCTCTCGTTCAGAGCCTCCAAAGACCGGAAGAGTACGAAACTGTGCGCTGCGAGTCATCGATTACCCTGTTTTACAATGTCAACGTCTACACCGACCAATGTTTTCCAGTTAGAACCTGTTGCCGTAACCTTAAGACGGTGATAATCCCCGTTAGACCTCAGAGAAACCCTGTTTTCTGCGTCTGCTGCTACTGCTGTGCCAAATTCGACTGTTTCATTGAGCAAATCTCTGCTGGCGACTGCGACTGTTGCCGATCCATTATCAACAATAGGTTTTGCCAATGTAACAACAGAGCGTCCAATGTCTATGTCTCCTGTAACAACGTATGCAGTCTTAAATGCACCTGAAATAACTACGATCTTTTGCTCTCTAACACCCATCGCTAATAGCTGACCACCTGCCCATAGCCTTGAATCTAACGGAATATCAAGCGCATCTAGGTTGGAGTTGTAGTTGTCTACCTGTTCCAACGTAGCACTAGGCGTATAACCATAGGAAAGATGGTAAATATCGGTAGTTCCATAGCTCCATTTACCCAAATCTATCGAGTAAAAGAGCAAATACCGTCCACCAAAGGTATTCTTAAAGTTCCAAATGACTAATTTTCTAACCGGATCAACAGTTGAGCTAATAGCATTGATTAACTGGTCTGGAATAGCGTTCTCAAAGAACCATCTATTGACCTTCTCTAGCCCGATATTCTTAACTGATTGACCATCACAGACATAAAACCCATCGTCAGCCAAGAAATACGTCAGTCCACCGAATTGAGCAATAGAACCGTTAGACAAACAGCCCAAAGTCCTAGAAATAGCATCAAACTGGAAGAAATACGGGCTACCAGAATAGGACATACGATAAATCGCCCTCTCCAAGAACACCAATCCATATTCCCCACCTGCTAATCCAATAACATCCCCGCCATCAGGGATCAACTGTGAGTCACTCTGAGAAGCAGCACTAGGCGTCCAATCTGTCTCATCGTTAATATCAGACCAGTAAACCCTAGATTCCTCACCACCCACATTAGCCGCCACAACAAAGTCTCTAACCACAGTGACGTACTTAGCCGTAGGAGCAGCAGCAGCTAGGTCTGAGACCGTCGTAGAGCCTCCTAAATCCCAATACTGGAGCTTGTTAGACCCATTGGCTAGGATGAGCTTAGAACCGAACTGAGTAATATCCCAAGACTCTACAGACGAATAGGAAGTCTTTACTGCATCTAATGAGGCATCACTAGAATCGAACTTATAGATCGAAGTAGCACTAGCAGCAAATAGAGCGGAAGCACCAGCATACTTACCTGCAAAAGCAATGAGCAGAGTTTCTCCACTAGCGTCAGAATAATCTGCGGCATCTCGAAGGGGTGCATAACCATTAGTAACAGGATAACAATTAACAGCTTCCATCACAGCGCCACTAACTCCGGGCTGATCTGGCAACCATTCTCCGAAAGTAATCTTCATTGCTTAACCCATGTAGTAGGATCAGGAGCAACAATCGTCCATTCGTAACCTATGATGTTTCCAGTAGCATCTACCACAGCAGTTGCAACAACAGAAGCCGCAGCCGTAGTCACATAACTACCTAGTGCCGATACCGTTGCCACACCAGTAACCGAAGCATTACCAGAGACAATAAAGTTACCAGCAGCCGTTACCGTAGCAGTTCCAGTAATTGAAGCCGATCCACGAATAACATCTACAGGAACAGCCTCAAACGTCGCATTACCTGTAATTGTGGCAATACCGTACTTCTCAGCTAACGCAGATGCAATAAACGTAGCCGTACCAGTAAATGAGGCTGAATCGCCCTCATACTCGGCGTATCCATCATTCCAGTAACCAGCAACAACATATCGATCAGGCTGGCTTAGGTCACCCTCACCATAGCCCTGAGTCCAATAGTCGTAGTCAACGTAATTAGCCATTACAGTCCTGAAATTTGCTCAGAAGTTAATGCAATAACATCCCAAGATTGATTAGCTTCGTTCCATGAGTACATTCCATCAGTAGGCATAGCTACAGGCGGCTGCCATTTAGCGTCACCGTCTAGTGTCCAGCTAGGATAAGGCTGCGGAGGCACAAACGCATCTATGTCTGAGCGATAGGTATAACCTATGCCAGCGTAGTGTTTGCGGAAATTAGCGTTATAGCTAGTCTGCTTCCAAGTCCCACCGAACAGACGCTCACAGAAAGCAGCACCAATATATTCTTTCTCAACACCATTGGCATCAGAGCAATCTTTATTATCAACAACGATAACCTGCTGAACAATGTTGTTTTCGTCTAGTCTACAGAAATGAGCCACTTTAAGCCTCCAGTTTCAATCCGGTCAAACTTAGTTCGTCGCCAACAATCCCAACAGGGAACGTATTAAACGACATGCTTATCCTCGTTTCCTCACCTTGCACACTAGGAACATTATGCTCAAGCGACGAAGGAAACAAAATCAATCTGCCAACTTTAGCCTCAAACCACCAAGACTCAGAGTTGTACAAGTTCCATTCTTGCGGCGGAAATTTTATCTGTTGCCACCCAGAACGGTAGAAAAAAATCTTGTCGTCAGGATTGGTGTTTAGGTAAAACACACCAGACACAAAGCTGTTTGGGTGCGCGTGTTTGTGATGCCACTGTCCCTGCTCGGAGTAGTTAAACCACGACTGTGTGATACGCAGGTGTACATCGTGCTTAGGATTGCTGGTAGCTTTAAAATATTCCGCCACACAATCTTCGACCCACCCACGCAAGGAAGTCATCACAGGGTCGCGCAATACAAAATTGTTTGCGCTGGTGGTATTACCCTCGTTTGGTCTGGTTTCTTGCCCACGAACAAACAGAAGCTCCTCGTCTGTAAGCTCACGATCTAGGTCAAACATCCCTATCGGCGTGGGGAACAAGTTGTGCATATTCATGCGACCGCCTTCTCGAATTCTTCTGCTTCAGCCTTTAATTTAGCCAAGTCCTCATCAAGCCATATCGTAGGAATATTTTCTTCAAACTCTTTAATCTGATCCATTACCCAATAGACTTCTTCAATAGACGGGCATGGACGAGGATCATCCCAACGAGTAAACACACCATTGGAAATTTCCCATTTAGCATTAGGACGTAGCAATTGCATTGCCGTATCTATGCCGAAAAGTCTGTAGATTTTAGTTTCCATAAGTCCTTATTGGTTAATCTTGATGATGACAATGCCAGAGCCGCCAGAACTACCAGCCCTTGCAGCACCGGGAGAGCCGCCACCTCCACCACCACCGCCACCGCCAGTGTTAGTAGTTGCGGCAGCAGGAGCAGCAGCATTATTGCCACCTGCTGCGCCGCCGCCAGTGCCGCCCGTACCAGCGCCGCTATCACCTCCACCACCACCGCCGCCAGCATACGTTACGCTGCTGCCGCTAATACTAGATGACGTTCCATTTCCTCCATTACCGCCATTCGCACCAGCAGCACCAGCGCCTCCACCGCCACCGCCGTTATAAGGAGCAGACGTAAGATGCGTACCGCCGTTATTGCCTTGACTTGGTGTTGTACTAGGAGTATTTCCTGCTCCACCTCCACCGCCTGAATATCCACCTCCAGCATCTCCACCACCAGAGCCGCCACTACCTCCAGCCTGCTCTGAACCATAATCAGAACCACCGCCGCCGCCACCTGTAGAAGTAATCGTGCTGAATACAGAATTACCACCGGAAGAACCTCTTGCTGTTGATGCGCCACCGGCTGCTCCAGCTCCACCAGCGCCCACGGTAATTGTGTATTCAGTTCCTCCAGTTATGGACAATCCTGTTCCGGTTCTAAAACCACCAGCACCGCCACCGCCGCCTTTTGACCCACCGCCACCGCCACCAGCGACAACCAAATAATCCACACTAGTCACGCCAGTAGGAGCAACCCACTTAGTTGATGACTTAAACGTAAAGACAGTCTGCGATGCTACGGTGTAGGACAGGATGACGATGCCAGAGCCGCCAGCGCCGCCATTACCACCTGCACCACCTCCTGCACCACCTCCACCGCCGCCACCAGTATTTGCTGTTCCAGCAACCCCCGCGCCAGCAGCGGCTGCGCCACTAGCCCCTCCGCCGCCAGAGCCTCCGGGAGCGGCAGTAGTATCTGAACCGCCGCCACCACCGCCAGCGTAAGTAACAGATGAGCCAGAAATTGTTGAGGCTGTTCCATCTCCACCAGCGCCGGTTCCAGTATTTTTACCAGCAGCACCAACAGCAGAAGCACCACCACCACCGCCACCGCCATACACACCAGAATTTACCCCAGCGCCTCCGTTATTGCCTTGTGATGGACTTGTAGACGGGGTATTTCCTGCGCCAGCCGTTCCTGCTGTTCCTCCAACAGAACCACTTCCACCGCCGCCAGAACCGCCAGCAGCCCCATTTTTACCGGGGCTACCTCCAGACGTTACGCTTCCACCACCGCCGCCGCCAGTAGAAGTAATAGTGGAAAATACTGAATCGCCACCATTACCACCATTTGTTCCATTGTTTACGCCAGCAGTGCCACCAGCACCAACGGTAACTGTGTAATCAGTTCCAGCAGTTACTGATAAACCTGTTCCTGTCCGAAATCCACCTGCACCACCACCGCCCGCAAGACCACCGCCGCCGCCACCTCCAGCCGCCACCACAAGGTAGTCAACGGAAGTCACACCAGTAGGCGCAGTCCAAGTGCCAGAGGCCGTGAACGTCTGAACTATGCTAATCGTGCCGCCAGCCGCTAATGCGCGACCCAACAGCATTGCCATGATTCCACTCATGCTATTTCCTTAACTGACGTTGCCAGCAATCACGCAAACAGTACCACTCTGGAATAAAACAGTAGCAACACCTCTAGTCGCTAGTGAAACAGTCGCCTTATCAGTATCAGTTCCTGCAATATAAGCCGTAGTAATCGAGCAGGTGCAAGTCACAGCGCCAGTCGTATTGTTGAAAATACTCACAATATCGCCAGCACTAAACGTCGCATCAGGAATCGTTATAGAGCCACCAGAGCCTACCTCAACGTACTTACCTACATCAGCCGTTTGAAGCGTGTAGGAACTCGTTTTAGCGCCCACAGCAGGGACATTTCTATAGCCTAGTGTCGCAGCATCAGGAGGCAGCGTATAAGTATTCGTAGCCGCCGCAGCAGGAGCGTTTAACGTCGCAGTACCGCTAGACGAACCATTTAACCGCAAATTCCCACTGTTAAACGACTGATTAGCACTCCATGTACTAGCCGTATCAGGTTTAGCGTAGTCAGTTCCAGCAGTAGCAGTTGTAGCTACACCAGACGTCGCCTTAACAATACCCGTCAGATCAGCACGTTTTAGAACCTTGCCCGTTGTACTGCTCCACAGAGCTAGTTCACTATCTACGCTAGATGTAATGCCTTCAATCTTGTCAGTGTTCAGATTACTAAAGTTGTTATCAACCTCAGTAAAGCTAAGGGCTGATCCCTTAACATTCCGTAAAGTAATCGTTGTCATTTAATTACCCCTTATGACAATTGAACCGACAAATTGCCAGCAGTGATCTTGAAAACATCGCCGTTATTAATCGTCTTAGACG